TATAACAATTGGACAAGGAAGCCCTTCATTAATAGAGAATACTGCAACTATTATTAAAAATAAACTTATTAATAATAAAAAACTGCCAAATATAATTTCAATTGCATCACAAGATAAAAAAATATATAATGATGGAAAAATTACTTATAAATCAAGATATATTGATAAAACATATAGTGCACTTGGTCAAGAATTAAATATTGAAGAAAGTGATAAAAGATGGGTATATAAAACAGCATTGCTTTGGCAAATATCTGAGTCTGCAGAACTTAAAAAAGATGGCAAAGGAACTGGATATGCATTATCTGCACTTACTTTAAATCAAGATATTTCTAATCAACCACCAACAGTTGTTAATCATGAATTAATAAATAACATTATAGATTTTGGTGAAAGCATTTATTTACTTGCTAGGCATCAAGGATATTTTTATGCAAATGGTGAAGTTATTAAATATGATGCAATTGAGTATAATGTAGACAGCATTGGCAATGTTTGGATTAGTAATGATGCAGAATATAAGTATTATTTTAATAAACTATCATATAATGGAAAAATATATCCTACTGGCAATGTAAGAATTTTTGCAGAACCATATTATGTAACAATTAATGGTATTGAAAAAAGACAAAATGGAGATGTTGCAAAACATGGAAGAGCACAGTTTGGAACAACAATAACAAGCCATTCTTCAGGATTACAAACATACTGGACAGATCCAGAAAATCGTAAAGGTTGTGCTATGGTTTCTAAATATTTATTTGGTAATCAATCTTTTGATGGAACGGTTGCTACTGGTTCAGCAGCAGGTGTTAGATCAGTAGTTGCAAAACGTAGTTCGGTAAATGGTGTAATTAAAAAATATTTATCAAAATATAATTTAACAGAATCAGAAGTTACAAATATTAATAAAATAGATCCAACAAAAAATAAAGGTGTTGTACAGTCTTCTGCTTTAGTATTAAAAGGACCAAATTTTGACACAACAGATATTAAGCCAATTGACTTTATAACATATGTACACAAACCTTTGGAAGATAGGTTTAAAAATTTTGGAACACGAATTAGAATTATTGGGTCTCCAGCAGAATCAATTGAGAGTGAGGATGGCACTGTTAAACAAAAAATAACACCTCTTAATGGAACAACATATTATCAAATTAGTTCAGAGTCTCCAACAGCGTCAGTAGGTGTTTCTGGAAACTCTGGTGGAATTGGAGTCTTAGTAAATCCAATAACAAATAATGGTTATTATTTTGAAATTATTTCTTTAGATGGAGGAACAGAAGAAACTTCAAATATTGTATTTTATAAAATTTATTCTAGTGAGGAATCGCCAGGAGCAGATAGTTATGGTACGCATGCCATTCCAGAATTATTATGGAGTGGTAGAGGAGATATACTTTCTGATAGTGGAAATTTTGTTGGAATATCAAGAAAATTTTATGACAAAGTAGATACAGTTTATGATCTTTCTATAGAGTATGCAGACAATGTTTTAAATGCAAACTCTAGAAGATTCTTTTTGTATATAAATAATATTTTAGTTGCAACAGTTGATGATACTTCTCCTCTGCCAAAATATAATAATATGGCATTGTTTACAAGGGGAGGATCAAAATGCATGTTTGAAAATATTTATGCGTTAACTGAAAACTATTCTGAAAATTCAAATGCTAATATATCTGGAAATCCAATAGCAGGTGTTTTTGGAGGAGAAAATATAACAGTTAATAATTCAATGAGAAAATATGCTTTAAGTGGCATATTACAACAAACATATCTTTCTGGAATTAGTGCTGCAGAACCAAATAAATTTAAAATGTATTTTGATGAGTTTGGAACAATTATGAGAGAATGTGCATATTTTAATGTAAGGTTTGATAATGCATATCCAGCATTATTTTCTAAAATTATAAAACTACCAGATAGAACTAAAGACTATGTTGTTTCTGGATATACATCTACAGCCTATGGAGCAGAGTTTTTAATTTTTAATGCAACTGATTCGCTTTTAGATTTAGGAACAACTGACTATAATTTTTTAAATATTAATGGAGTAGCATTTACACAAGATGGTGGAGGACAATTAACTGTAGACGATTATTTTAAAAAACGATCAAGTTTTTCAGACCCAGAACTTGTTGGTAATAGTTTAGTATATTCTCCAACTTTTGAAAAACAACAATATGACAAAATTAGGTTAAGTAGAATTACATATGGCAAAAATGAATTTTCTATTGAAAGTGATTATATTCAAAATCAAGATGATGCAGAACTGTTGATGGATTGGATTTTGAAAAAATTAATGATACCTAAAAAGGCTGTTGGTTTAAATATTTTTGCAACACCAATTATTCAATTAGGAGATTTAGTTACAATTGATTATAAAAATAATGATAACATTGATATGGTTGCACCACAATCAAGTAAATTTTTAGTTTATAATATTGAATATAGCAGAAGTAGTGATGGCCCAAATATGACAATATATTTGAGTGAGGTATAGCATGTCATATAACTATGATGAAGGAACTACAGATAATGTTATTGAGGCAGCAACAAGATGGATGTCAAATAATCTAGCACCAATTGGAAATACTGGAACATCTGGAAATTCATATGATGTTGATGGATATACTGGAACTCCAGTTGACGTAAAACCAACAACGCCATCAGACTATGCTCCACCAAATGAGGGTGGTGCAAGAGATTCTGGTTCATCTGGATCTAACTTAGTTGTAAAATCTCCAGTAAAAATAGCAACACCACAATATGTTGAATTTAATGAGGCTAAAATAAATCCAGTCACAACAACTGACATATTAAATTTATATTTTGAAGAAATAAATGGACATGCTCTTTTATTATTAAATAATACTAATTTTGTTAATACACCAAGCATTAACTATCAACCAATAGTAAATATGTGGGAAATTGCAAAACGATATGATCCTAAAAAAATATTAGGTTTACAAGATACATCAGATACTTATTTTGGTAACTTTTCAATAAAATTAGAAAATAAAATACCAAAAGTTCCTAGTAGTGAAAGCACAAATGGAACAAATGTTTATCTTGCAACAAGCCAAGATTTAATTTTAACTGCAGTCGTTGTTGGATATAACAGGTCTGCAAGGTTGGTTATTGAAACTGTAAATATGGAAAAAGATGAACGAGTAGAGATAGAGATACTTTCAGATGGTACAATAGATACAGATTTAATTGAGGAGTATGGATCATGATAACAGATAATGGTAAAGAGATAGTAGCAAAGTATATGCTAGGAACCGCTCCAGCATACGCCTCATATATGGCCTTTGGCTCAGCAGCAAAGCCTTTAGGAACTGGAGATGTTCATGATTTTGTTACATACTCTGCAAAAGAAGAACTTGGTTTTGAGATGTTTAGAGTTCCAATATCTTCAAAAGGTTATGTTTTTGAAAATAATACTAATAAACTGGTTTTTACGGCAGAACTTCCAAGTCAAGAAAGATATGAAATTACAGAAATAGGAATATATTCTGCTGGAGCAAACCCATCCGCCTCTGGCTTTGATAGTAAAAATTTAATTATTTTTTCACAAGAGGAAAATTGGCAATATGTTGTAACAACACCAACAACAATTCCAACAATAATAACTCCACTAGATCCTGCTGATGATAATGTTATTAATGTAGCAGATGATGTGTTTCAAGCAAATGCTGATAATAGAATTTTTTATAAAAATAACAGATCTCAATATCATGAAAGATGTAGATTTTTTAATAATATGATGATGATTGTTGGAGATTATTCAAATATTATTAGTGCAACATCATCTACAAATCTTTCCTCTACTCCACATATATTAAAAACAGGTCTTGGAATTAATCTGTCACAAAATTCTTTGTCTGACAAAATTAAGATTGCTTTTTCTTTAGTAAATAAAACTGCAAATACAACATTAAGTGCAGAATATACTGAACCAGACAGCGTAAAAATTATTATTGATTTTATTAATACATCTACTAAAAAAGCAAGATTAATTTGTAATGTTTTAAAAGATGGTGACGGAATTGATTTTAAGTCAAACAGATATTATGTAATTGATAAAACACTAGGAGATGCCGTACAAGATGCAGATTTTTCTTGGGCTGATGTTACATCAATAAAAATATGGTCTTGCGTAGTTGATGATAGTGCTCTGTCTTCAGATTATTATGTTGCTTTAGATGCAATACGATTTGACAATGTAACAACACAAAATCCATTGTATGGATTAGTTGCTTATACAACAGTTAAGAATTCAGCAGAACAACCAATTCTGAAGAGTCCAAATACAAATAATTATATTGAATTTAGAATGGCTTTTGGGGTTGAGTAATGGCTGATAAAAATATTGTAAAATCAAAGGTTAGACCTTTACCAGAATTTAGCGGATCTACTGGAAAATATAGATTAAGATATAGAATTATTTCAGAAGATAGAAATAGAACATCGCATTGGTCACAAATACATGAAGTTTCAGTTCCTGCAGTCACACCACTAACTACTAGTCAATATAAACTAATTGTTGAAGAAACAAGCACTGCTGGATTGTTTTTGGTAAATTTGATTTGGGAGGGTAATAATACATATTTGTTTAGTTATTATGATGTTTACATAGCATATGACTCTATAGTAGTACCACCATTATTGCCATCAAATTCAGAATATTCTTATTTAACAAGAGTTACTGATAGATCATTTTCTACATATATTAATACTGAAGACTATGATAATTTTAGTGTTATGATACATTCTCCAACATATGATAAGATTATAAATAACAGCCAAATTTTATTAAAAACACCAAGAGAATTGTTACCCGTTTCTTAATTACCTATGATATAATTAAAAGACTATGCCAATCATACCAACTCCACAAAAAGGACAGCCACTTGATGTGGCCTATATATCTAGTATTGTTAATGAGGTAAATAGTTTAGTTTCTTCTACTATGCCAACAGAATCTAATGTTACAACAATTAAGCCTGCTGGAAATGGTGCAGAACAAAAAACACCTACACTTAAATCAAAAATTTATGGAACTACATATAGCGTAGCAGTTGGTGCTACTGTTACTGCTGGAGAAGAAAAACCATTTGACATTAACTATAGTTTTAAGTATCCTCCAATTGTTGTTGCAACTCCTTGGAATATAGGCGGTACAGATTCTGGAAAAAATGTTTCTATTTATATAAAAAGTGTTACAGAAACAAAAGCAACTCTAGTTGCTAAATTTTCTACTGGTGGTAGTGCGACAGTTGACGTAAATGTTCTTGCTATTGGAATTCCAAATTGAAATGTTTGAAATGTAATGGTAGAGTATTTATAGATAGACAGTATACAACTGTAGGTCATATAGAAGTATATTGTATTATATGTGGTAAAAGAAAATTTTTTCATCCACCAGATTCAACAAAAGAGGGAAGATGGGTTT